ATAAAGTTATTGACGTAATATTAAACCTACTACAAAATTAAAATGGCAAAGAGAGTTAAAGAACAATTAGATTACGGGAATAGACCCGAAAGAATGGACCCAAATTTAGAAAGAAAATTGGCTAGTCCTGAAAATTTATATGCTCAAAATCCTGCCATGAAAAAAGGACCTGAGGACGTACAAAGGTTAGTTAGTAATCGTTTTCAAAAAGTTGCAGAAAAACTAAGTCAAGTTACAGGTATTGATAATTTAAGTTCTCAGCAAACTCAAGGTATGATATACCAAGAGATGATGAGAAAATTACCGTCAATTATGAGAATTGAGGGTCAACATAGGGAAGAATTAGAAGAACTCGCCAAAGAAGCTGCTTTAGAAGAAACTGAAGTACCTGCGGATTGGTATGAAATTGAGGCATTACTTAATAGACAACCTATCAACACAGGTAATTTTAGAATGAAACCTGAAGATGAAGAAGAGGAAGAAGAGGATGAAAACAAAACTCCTGAAATCCCATCGTTTGATGTTGAAGACTTAACGGATGAAGAAATCCTTGAGTTAGAAAAACACAAAAGAAATATCATCAACGCCATTATTCAAGGAGCTGCGAAGAAAGGACATTACCTTTTTCAAAAACCTGACATTAAAGCAAGATTAGATGAAATCGACCCATCTCTATACAGAGACTATTTGGGTATCATGGCAATCAACGACTTCCTATATTTTAGTATGGAACAGATGATTGAAATGATGAGTCAAACAGGACAAGGAGTTGCTGGTAAAGTTGAATTGAAAGATAACGATGATGAGGGAGAAGAAGGTGAAGAAGGAGAAGAAAAACCAGATACAAAAATTGTTGCTGAAGGTATGATTTTCCCTATTTTATGCCACGAAATCATTAAAGGAATTGAAGAAGGTAAGGGAAGACATGGTCTACCTAAAGACCCTTCATTACGTCAAAAAGTTCAAGGGCAAGTAGATGTTTTATCTAACGAACCAATGCAACTTAGAATAGGCCCTGAAATTGTAGAAAAAATTAGGTTAGCATTACCTGATGAAATGTACGAAGAATCAAATAAGGGTTTGATAAACTGGTTTCATACTTTACTGTACCAAATACCAGCTCAAGAATTTTTAGAAGTTATTGGACAAGCTATATCAGAAGACCAATCAAAAGTTAAAAAAGCAACCGCAAGATTTAAGGAGATAATGAGAGAAGCACAACAATTAAAAAGTGACTTTGAAGATTATCAAGAAGAAGAAGGTTCGGACTTGGACAACTATGGTGGTGGTGGTGACGATGATGATGACGATGACGATGGTTTAGACGATTTCTTGGGTAGTTTAGGTATTTCGAGACCTAAATAACCTAACTCTTGTGAATAGAGAACAATTAATTATAGAAGTAACGAAGTGTATGAGGAATACTCCTTACGCACTTCGTACTTATTTACAGACCTACGATAACACCGTATCCAAATACGTTCCGTTAGACTTATTCCCCGACCAAGTTTCCCTTATAGAAGATTACGATAACTACAATGAAAATGTTGCCTTGAAATACAGACAGGCAGGGGTTTCAACAGTTACCGCCGCTTGGATATCAAAACGACTAGCCTTCGCCAGAAAAGAAAAACCAGAAAAAGTTCTGATTATTGCAAACAAATTAGATACTGCAGTAGAGATGGCAAATAAGGTTAGAGGATTTACCGAACAATGGCCTGCATGGGTTGGTGCTGGATTCTCACAAGAAAAGAACGCCCAAAGACATTTTAAATTAACTAACGGATGTGAAGTTAAAGCCGTTGCAACATCACGAGATGCCTTGAGGGGTTATACCCCAACCATCCTAATATTTGACGAGGCCGCGTATATTGAAGCTGATGGAGATTTCTGGGCGGCTTGTATGGCGTCCCTATCTACAGGGGGTAAAGTAATTGTAGTTTCAACTCCAAACGGATACGATGCGATTTACTATGAAATCTATGACCAATCATTGAGAGGCATGAACGATTTCAAGGTCACTGAAATGTTTTGGCATCGTGACCCACGATATACAAAAGACCTATATATGGTTAAGACCAATGATTTGGTTCATTTCCTTTTGAATAGAGAAGAATACAATATTGATGATGTTGTTGTTGACCTATCTATGGAAAATCCATATGAAAGAGACCACTCAGTAGTTACCGATTATATTGAACAAGGGTACAAACCATGTTCGTCTTGGTTCGAAGGGATGGTTAAAAAATTAAAATACGATAGACGTAAAGTGGCTCAGGAGTTGGAATGTAACTTCTTGGGTTCAGGTGATAACGTATTTGATTCTGAAATGATGTTAGACATATCTAAAAACCAAGTTAAAGACCCAATTGCAAAAATGATGGGTGGAGGACTTTGGATTTGGAAAGAACCTGTTAACGGACATAAGTACGTTATGGGTGTCGACGTATCAAGAGGAGACTCCGAGGATTTCTCGTGTGTTCAAATTATTGATTTTGATACAAGGGAACAAGTGTTAGAATACGTCGGTAAGGTACCTCCTGACATCCTGGCGGAGATTGCTTACAAATGGGGTACAATGTACAACGCATACTGCGTAGTCGATTTAACGGGAGGTATGGGGGTTGCAACCGCTAGAAAAATGCAAGAGATGGGATATCAAGCAGGAATGTATGTTGATAACGTTGACACAACAAACAAATGGAAGTTTGACCCAAAGATGAATGAAAAAATACCAGGTATTAATTTTAACAGTAAAAGGGTTCAAATTATTTCATCATTTGAAGAATCTATGAGACATAAGTTCAGAATTTATTCAAATAGGCTTTATAACGAAATGAATACATTTGTTTACATTAACGGTAGACCTGACCACCAAAAAAATCATCACGATGACTGTATCATGAGTATTTCTATGGCGATATATGTTGCGGAGAAGTCATTTCAATCTTTAGAAAAAGTTGTGAACCATACCAAAGCGATGTTAAATTCATGGTCAAGTGTTATGAATGAGAATAAAAATACTTCGGATTACTTCAACCCGATGGTACCACAAATGGGTAGACAAAACCCTATTAATCAAGGCCCAAGTCGAGCCGATTACGAAAAATATAGGTGGTTATTTGGTGCGTAATAACTATTTATATTATCAAGGTAATAAGTAAATTTACATTATGGCAGAACAGAATATGACGGTTTGGCAAAAACTGTCGCAAACATTTGGACCGAACTCACTCTTACAACAGGATTATCCAACTTTTAAGTTTGATAAGAAGGAACTTTTGCGCACCAAAAGTAGAGAGGAATACGAGAAGGAAAAACTACAGGCACAACAAACTTTTTATTTAACAAATCAATGGGCTAAGGTTGAAAACAATCTTTACTCACAAGCGATTTATTATGAACCATCAAGGTTATCTGCACAGTATGATTACGAGTCAATGGAGTATACTCCTGAGATTTCAGCAGCGTTAGATATCTACGCCGAGGAATCAACAACAACTAACGAAGATGGATTTATTTTACAAATCTATTCTGAGTCAAAAAGAATAAAAGGTGTATTAGCCGATTTATTTAATAACAACTTAGACATTAACACCAACTTACCAATGTGGACAAGAAACACTTGTAAGTACGGTGACAACTTTATTTACTTGAAATTAGACCCTGAGAAAGGAGTGGTTGGTGTACAACAGTTACCAACAATTGAAATCGAAAGACATGAGGTAGGTGCGAGTGGAAAAATTTCAACAGACATTACAAAAGAATTAGACAAGGACAAAAAAGCCCTTCACTTTACTTGGAAGAATAAAAACATGGAATTCCAATCATGGGAAATTGCTCACTTTAGATTATTAGGTGACGATAGAAAACTCCCTTACGGTACTTCTATGTTGGAGAAAGCAAGAAGAATTTGGAAACAATTATTACTATCAGAAGATGCGATGTTAATTTACCGTACATCAAGAGCACCTGAAAGAAGAATGTTCAAAGTTTTCGTAGGTAATATGAATGATGATGATGTTGAGGCATACGTACAACGTGTTGCCAACAAATTTAAAAGAGAACAAATTGTAGATAATAAAACAGGTAACGTAGATATGAGGTTTAACCAAATGGCGGTTGACCAAGATTATTTTATACCTGTTAGAGACCCTGCGGCACCAGACCCAATTACAACATTACCTGGAGCAACAAACTTATCAGAGATTGCGGATATTGAGTATATCCAAAAG